CCAGTCTTTCACCACCCAACACCTAACAAACACAACCAGTCTTTCACCACCCAACACCTAACAAACACAACCAGTCTTTCACCACCCAACACCTAACAAACAACACAACCAAATTCACAACAATACTATTCCCAAAATTTCTCCAGAAATTAAAATAGTAAATGCCTAACAAACAACACCCGTATACTTGACTAAATATCAATTTTCTTCTAAGCTTTACCCATGAACGAACTAATACCTATCCAAAATTGTGATGAAGAAAGCTGCCCTATAGCCAATAATTGTCCTATAGGCCCGGTCCCGAACCTGCCTTGCGCTATAAAGCATAAGCAAATGGATGCAGCTAAGTCCTACGTGGAGTACGTTTTCCCCGCGATAAAGAACAACGAGGGGCTAAAAATGGGGTCAGAGGTGTTGTTAATGCCGTTGTATCGCCAATTATTGCAGCTCCACATGGCGGAATACGGTGTCAGAAAAGCTTTAGTTAAGGGCGGAAAGATCTCTCCAGTCCTAAAAGAGATCCGAGAAACGATAAATGCGATCCAAAAGTCTATGAAATTTATGAAAACTATGGACAAAGAAAGGATAGACACCCTTCCCAGCGCCAAAGGTGGAGAGCAAAACGGAGAAATAACTAGCGGATCGTACTACGATATGCTGTTAAATGTTGGTTCTGGGTCGATTTCAGAGCCAATCGACGCATAATCGAACCCTATCGAACTGTATCGAACCTTAGCGTACTATAAATGTTGACACCACACTATATAGTGTTATACTGACGGGGACTTCATCGTCGTCACCTGCTTTACTCCAGAATCATCACTGGAGAGCCAGCAAAACCCCCACCCGGCCGCACACCGAGTGGGGGTTTTCTTTTTCTAATCATCACTCTCTGCAGCGTTCTCCCTCTCAATCTCCCGGGCCATCTCAGGATTGCAAATACTGCAGCCATCCCCAAGAATACTGCCAACCATACTGCAGCGACATTTACCATCACTCCGTCTTTCCTTCGCAATAGCCGCTTTCAACTCCGTAACAAAAGACGGCCATACATCACCACATTGACGTTCTGGACTAATCATTTTTCCCACCCTCTCCGTCTTGTTTCTTTGGTTCGGTACCGCCTTTTTCCAACCCGGCCTCACCAAGCTTAGCGGCCTCGGCAGTAATTTCGGCATCGTTTTTAAGTTCTGGATAATTGGCTTTCTCAGTGGCCAGGCGCAGCCGGCTTTTGCGATAAGAAGTAAAGCCGAGCTTATGGGCCACTTCCTCACTAGCCACACCAAGTGCGTCCGTAACAGCGCCGTGCTTAACGCCGAGGAAGGCCCGGGCCTTATCCTCAACATCACCAATTTCGGAAACAGGAAAGGAGATCTCAACGAGCTTATGGGCGGGGCGCTTGACGTATTTCATCTTGGGCTCCCCCTTCACAAACTTGTAGCATTCCCACTGTTTATATTCCAAGGGGAAGTTGCTGACCTTGTTGGCCAGGAGGAAAACGGATCTCCAAAAATCAAAGATAAGGAAACGGCTGACATCAGCGATGTTATCCTTGGTGCGATCCGCCATGGGGCCTCGAGACATCTTTACTCCAGAGTAAGTGGTACCACTGCTGGTACCAGTCATAGAGTCTTCCGCCGTATTCAGGCCGGCAGAGATCAGGCTGAGGATATCGCCATCTTGATTTGTGATGGAGCTGAGTTTGGGGTTATGGCAATTAAGTTCAAAACCAGGGGGGAGGATCAAGGTGCCGCCCGGGGTTTTTTTCGCGGTGAGGCCAGTCTTCTGTTTGTCCTCCTCGGAAAGAGCAATCCAGGTGCGGAAGGCTTTCATGTCCGTAATTTTAACCGCCCAGAGATAGGCGCCAGAAGAACGCTTATGATCCAGCTCCCATTTCTTAATATCATCATAACGGTTGAGCCAATGAAGGACAGTACGGACCTGGCCGATATTACGTTTGGTGAGGTAGCCGCGGTCAAAGCTAACGATAAAAGTCTGATGATCTTTGAGCTTTTTGAATTTGGCACCTTTGACCTTTCCTACAATTTTACGCTTATCAACTTGATTCTCGCCTGAGCCAGTATTAACCTTCGACCACATATCGGGGTAGTGGGCCAGGTAAATGGAGGGGATGAATTTAACGTCCTCCTCTATACTATTCTTGTTTTTCTTGGTCGTGACCCGGTACATCAATGGGATATGAGATTTCTCGGGGTGGGAAAGGATGCCGGTGCCATCGTCAAAACCGTTAATGCTGCCGGGGGCAATCCGGTCGACCTCAACAAAGCCGTTGCTATGAACGGTCAAAGCCAAGTATAATTCGCCCTGGACCTCTGAGCGGACCAGATATTTTTTCCAGATGCTGACGAGATTATTGCGGGGATCCTCCCAGACCTCCTCAATCTTTTCGGAGATTTTTGGCTCGGAGGAATCCATCTCAAAACCAAGGCCGGCGATGCGGCCGGTGTTATCGCTGACGGTGGTGGAGACAAAAGGGTCACCCTCAAATTTTTCCCAACACTCCTGCTGCAGGTCCTGGAAATTTACCGCACCCACCTCCGAGCCTGGGACGGAAAAGCCGTCCTCGTCGGTGGCAGTGCTGGAGTAGCTGGTTAATTGCCAGGGGGTGCCACCACCAATCTTGGCCAGGACACTATCGGGTAAACCTTCCAAGGCTGCGACGGCCTCGTCGTATTCTGTGAGAGTTGCTTCGCTCATTTTAACTCCTTTTATTTTAAAGATTGAAAGAAAATTTTGGTTATATTAGCATAAAATTCAAAAATATGAAGATAATCCAATAAAGGAAACCTAATATGATGAACAGGCAGATGGCGATTCAAGAGAAGATGCTTTTCTACCAGATGGACCCGCTGGGGCCCGAGACCTGGATGGAGGATCATATTAGGATAGCGGTACCCAACCCATTCACCGGGCAACCGACCTGGACTTATCTGGGAGAACTGCCAGACATCCCCCACCCTATCACCGGGAAAAGTTACAAAGAGTTCTGGGAGTGGCAGAAGATAAACATTATCAGGCCCAGCCACGTCAAGAATGAGAATGGGGTCTATACTTTCCACACCATCGCACTCAGTACCCCGCGTGGCCAGGGCAAGACATTTATCATTGGCTTCATGATTTTATACCGGTTCCTCACCATGGCCCGGCAGAAAATATTACTGGGGTCGAACTCGGTCGGCCAGTCGAAATTCTCCATGTATGAGACCTTGCAGGAGCTCATCCGAAATTCTCCGAAGTTGCTGCAGATTATCACGCCTGATAATATTAAGGAGAAGGAGATCAAGTTGACGAATCACCGGGGTGAGACCACAAATATTATCCGAACGGTCTCCACCTCCACTGGTATTATGTCCAATGCCACCGCCTTTAACTTTACCAAGTTTTTCCAGCAGAGGCCTGACGCCCCATTTTTCCACCAGTTGAACTCCTCCCGCCGTGGCATCGTCAACTCCATGATGTATATTGACTCCACGGTATCGGAAGAGGATCACACCCTTTATAAGTTGTATGAGTCTTCTCCAACTAAAAATAACACCAACCCCGGTGTGTTTTTCTTCTACGACTATTCAGCGGATGGAGATATCAAGGATTATCGCAACCCCTCCATGACTCAGGCTGAGTTGGATTCTTTCCGAGACTCCATGCCTCCTACTGAATTTAGGATGCTTTTCTTGAATCGGTGGAATGACGGGGCCGGCCAGTTGTTCAAGCCTGAGCATATTATGGCAATGAGGTATGTGGGAGTGAACGGGATCGAGGGGGACCACCAAGGCATGGTGGAGACCTGCCGTCGAATCCATGAGTTAAAGATGGCTGAGGAGGATGACGGGGTTGATAACACTGAGTTGATCAACGCATTCACCATGGACCTGATGCCTCTGTCTTATCAACTGCAAGAGGACGGTCACCCCAGGATGGCCACGGTGACGGAAGTCAGGGCCCTGTGTGACCACTATGACTCTGACTGCGCTATTCTCGTTGGTGCTGACCGGGCCGACCCGCTCAAAGATGACATCACACTCGGGGCCAGGACGATAATGACCGTGACCTTGAAGTTGCTGCCTGGATCTCGTTCTAACCCCTCCTTGCATCTATCCGAAACCAAGAAGGATAACAGCAAAGTTAAGTATCTTTATCTCAACGCCGCTCTTATTCATGTTGCAACCAATGAGCTGGACGATATTAAATTTTATCTGGATTCGGTACTGGATCACTACGGCAGGGTCGACATGCTCTGTTCTGAGCGGTGGGGTATGTCAGAGTTGGTGAAATTTTGCGAAGATTCAGAGATCGAGTTCGAGTTGGTCTCCCCCACGTATGCTGTGCAGAGGTCCTCGTTTAATACGCTCTACACGCTGGTCCGAACCGGCCGGCTGAAGTCGCCGCCTATTGCTGTGCCTGGGTACAGGAAGGAGGATATCCTGGTAGAAGAGCTTTCCTCTTTCCGCCATGACTCCAAGAAAAAATGGTACGGGTCACCCACGAAAGCCTCTAATAACAAACCCCAGGATGATTCGGTTTTTGCCGAGGCGCTTGGAATTTACGGTGGCCGGGAACTGACGCCTGACGACTTTGAACCAGTCCAGCAGCACTCCATTTTCCAGGGTTGGTTTCCCGAGAAGACCATTGGTAACTACTAATTTTGGCTTGACTTTGGGGTTTTTATCCCATATCTATAGTTAATTGTAAAATCAAAGGGACAATTATGCCAAATCATAGCCATATTATTACCAATATCATGGGCAACCACTGGCTGATTACCGAGAGTGGTCTCCGGACTATTGTCGCAATCGCCCAGCAAGGTGCTGAAGCAAATAAGTTAAAAGCTGATTTTCAAGAGGCTTTGAAACTTTCTCCCCAGCGAGACTTTGCCAAGGCGTCCAGTTACCATGACGACATAGCCACTGTTAATGTACAGGGGCCAATTTTCCCCAAGTCGAACCTCATGACTGAGTTCTCCGGTGCCACCAGCCTGGAGTTATCCATGAAGGACTTTGCCGCAGCCGAGGCAGACGACGACATATCAGAGATCATTCTCTATTTCGACTCGCCCGGCGGCGTGGTCACCGGTATCGCTGAAGCTGGTGAGGTGATCAAAAACGCTTCCAAGCCAGTAACAGCCTATGTTACTGGTGCTGCAGCTTCGGCTGCGTATTGGTTGGCCAGCCAGGCTGACAAGATAGTAATGTCCCCCACTGCCGTTGCTGGCAGTATCGGAGTTGTCACATCTCGCTACAAGGATGACGACAGCGACATGATCGAATTTGTATCCTCTCAATCGCCCAAGAAACGAGTTAATCCTCAGAGTGAGGAAGGCGCCACAGAAATCGTTGCTGAATTAGATTCCATAGCTGAGGTCTTTGTTGCAACCGTGGCAGAAGGGAGGGGGGTCGATGAAAAGACTGTCCTCAAGGATTTTGGGCAAGGCGGAGTTAAAGTGGGTCAGTATGCGGTTGACGCAGGCATGGCCGACTCTGTGGGCACTTATGAGGAGTTGCTTGCAGAATTATCCAATAAAACCAATGAAGGAGGCACTAACATGCCTGACGTAAAAGATTTAACCGCTGCGGATATTGAGAAGGGTAACCCCGAACTCCATGCAGCTCTTGTTGAATCTGGCCGTAAGCCCGAAGCGGATAAAACCGCTGAGTTGGAGCAGAAGAACACCGCTCTTCAAGCTGAGCTTGATAAAGAGAAAGGTGCCAGCGCTGCCATGGGTGATCGTCTGAATAAGTTGGAGAAGAATGAGGCCAAGCGTGACCTTCAGACTCTCCAAACTAAAGCAGACAACATCGCCAGCGCAAAGCTTAAGGCCAGTGATATTCCCGAGTCTTTCCATGGAAAGGTTATGGGTTTCATTAATAAAGATAAGCACATCGAGAATGGCGCCCTCAATGAGGAAACCTACTCTGCTGCTGTCGACGCCGAAATTAAGGAGTGGTCTGCTAATTTTGAGTCCACCCCGGCCACCACCCAGGGCTTCTCCGTCACTGACGAGGACAAAGAGGATCTTGTGGCTAAGGACGTCGATGACACCGTATCCCGCATGCTTGGTCATGCTGGCGTACAGGAGGGTGAATAATGAGTTTAAATAACGGATCTACTCCCCAACAGACTGTCGGCGGCTATAAGCCGGGGCAGAAGCGGCTATTCCATTCCGATCCGGAATACGCCCTGATCAAGGACAAGACCATTCAGCCTGGCTACGGTATTCTTACCGTCGGCACCGTTATGGCTCTGGATGTTGTCACCCTGGATCTTGTACCCTGTGCCCCCACAGCGCACATGGATGCCAGCCCTGCTCGTGCTTACGGCGTGGCCGATGTGGCTAACGGCAGTGACGAGTATTACTGTACCCTGGACGACGCCGCCAAGTTTAAAGTAGGCAGTGAGCTTATCCTGGTACGGAACGACGGCGGGTCCCCTGACTATCACGACGGTGGCGCGATCACCGCTGTTGATACCACCACCGAACGCCATCGGGCCAAAATCACCTTCACTAATGCTACGGCCGACGCCAACTTCTCCACCGCTAACATGGTTAACGCCTATGTTAAGTCTGGAGCTGCTGGTAAGTTCTCCGACGCTGCCTGGGTTCTTGACCAGGACGTGGATACCGGTACCGGTGAGGGCGCTCTTGGAGCTAATGCGAGTGTTGTTATCAGCAACGCTATTCTCTATAAAAATTCAATGGTTGGTTACGACGCTGCGGCCCAGACTGCTCTGGGTGTCGTAGAGGACGGCCAGCACTTGATCCTCAAATAATAGGAGGGTATCACAATGCCTAAAGGAAGTGGACATCCTCTACAATTAGAGGTGATGAATAAGCTGGTAAAAATGTTCCCGGCTGATCCGACGAACTTTTTCTCCGGTCTGTTCCCCAAAGTTAAAAATGACTCCGATGCGATTGAGTGGGAGATTGAGTACGGCTCTGCCGGCCTGACCCCCTTCGTTGCTCCTGGTGCCCCTGCGCCAATGATTGGCCTGGACGGGACTGGGGAAGGCGCTGCTAAGGCTGCCTTCTGGAAAGAGAAAATGTACCTGGATGAGACAATTCTCAACAACCTTCGTGAGCCCGGCTCCAAAGCCACCTACATGAAGGCTGAGCGGATTGTCTCCAAAGGCCTGCGTAAACTGACTTCCCGCATGGCGCGGCGTAGTGAGTGGATGTGTGCCAAAGCCATCGTAGAAGGTGGGTTTGGTTATCAGGGCCATGGCGGCACCAAGCTGAGTGTGAATTACGGTATCCCCGCAACTCACCAGGTGACTCTGCCTTCAGATCGTTTTTGGGGCACTGGCGCCAACCGCGACCCCATGGATGATATCCATATCGGTGTGACTGCTCTGGCTGATGACGCTGGCGTAACACCCGAGTGCAACATGTGTACCTCCAATCTTCTTCGTACCCTGATGAAGGATACCAAGATCCAGGAGTTGCTCAAGAAGAGTACCTTTGGTAACGGCGATCTGTTCCGCAACCCTGCCCGGGTTATTGGTGAGCTGATGGGCGTTGGCACCATTAAAACCTACGATGGTTTCTACGAGCTGGAGTTGACCCCCATGGCCGCAATCGTAGGTGGTGTAACCACTACCGTACCTGTGGACGACGCCACTGACGTGGAGGCTGGCGCTACCGCCCGCTTGATCGACCGTAGTGAGCACAATGTGTGGGAAGATGTGGTTGTTGACTCTGTCAACATCCCTAACTCCACCATTACCTTCACTGCAGCCCCCTCTCGGGGTTTCAAGGTTGGCGAGACTTCTGTCCGTGTTCGTAAGAAGTTCATCGATGATGACCGCTTCTGTATGTTCTCCAGCAAGGCCCAAGGCCTGCCCATTGGTGAGTTCCTGCAAGCCCCCTTTGGTGTGAAACGCACCTGGGGTCTGCGTACTGACCGTAAGGAGATCTTTGATCCAGACGGAATGATTGTTCGTACCACCGATAAAGGTCTGCCTACTTTGGAGCGGCCTGACGCGATCTACACCATCAAAGTTCGCTAAAACTATTTAGCGGCTTGATGCTTCGCAAAAGCCCCTCTTGCCTCTAAGGTAGAGGGGCTTTTTATTTTACTTCATAGGAGAAACCATGAAAAAGTATGAGATGACAACAAATCTCCGTAAGGTTGACGGTACCGGTGTTTACCTTAAGGGCGTTGTATTTACCGATGAGACTATACCTGATGAGGTCAAGGCCGAGGTAAAGGCTGGAGCTTCTTCCGTCCGTGTTATTGGTGCCCCGGCCAAGCCTGCTAAGAAGGTAGAGGGCGGCGGTAACGAGGGCGGCGGTAACGAGGGCGGCGGTAACGAGGGCGGCGGTAACGAGGGCGGCGGTGATATGTATGCCGATAGCACCCACTGGGCCAAATGCCTCACCACAGCCAAGTCAAAACTTACCAAAGCCACCAACAAGCTGGCGCCGGTTGCCAAGAAGTACGACAGGGCCAAAGCCCACTCTGACAAGCTGACTGCTATTGCAGAAAAGGTTGACGAGAAGGAAAACAAGGCTGATGCTGTTGAGCAGGCCAAGGAGGCCACGGCCAAGACCGATAAAATTAAGGTAGCCCTGGACAAAATCCAGAAGGATATCGACAAGGCCACCAAGGCCCGGGACAACGCCAAGGTCAAACTTGATGAGGCCAAAATCAAAGAGGCCGAAGCTAAAGAGGGTGACGAGTAATCATGGCTATTCGCAATACCGACGAGTTGATAGAGAAGGTTGACCTTCTTATGGGCGATGTGTCTGGGTTGGTAATCGAAGACCAGAAAGTGGCTGCCATCGACCAGTCACTTTCTGAGCTGAAGTGGCCCCTCCCCAACAGTGACTCATTTCAATGTCACTGGATTATTGAGCGGACCAGACGCCACATTCTTTATATTGTGGCCATAAACCACGCTCATAAATTTCAGTATAAGCAGATTCGCTTGAACCAACGGTTTGATCACTATATGAAGTTGATCGAAAAGATGGATCAAGAGTTTGCCAATGCTATGGACTTAAACCCAGGGAAGTTCCCGGCTGAAGCCGGAGCTTGGCTCACTGAATACCGGCCTTGTGACTTTGTTTACGATCAGATAGGCAGAGATCTTACTTACACGTCATAGGTGAATGAATGGCCCTTAGCGACGACATACGGGAAGTCCTGGAAGAAGTAGGTACTCCATATACCATTATCAAGCCAGACGGCGCGGAGGTGACTGGCGAGTATTTTGACACGGTCTCTCACACCGAGCATACCACGCCAGTTATTCGTGGATTTTTTACCGACTTCGCCCTCACCCACCCTACTCAGGTGGAAGTGGGTGATGTCCTCCATTACCTCACTGACCATCGATTAATCGTTATCGCTAAGGCCCCTGAAGCCTTTGAAGGCGAGGTCATTGACTACCTGGGCTCTGGGTATAAAGTTAATTCCCGCGGCAATTTCCTCAATTATGATGAGGACGCCGGCTGGGATGCGGACTATAATAAGGTCAAGGCCTGGACTCCAGTTTACGAAGGGGTTTACGGTACCCTCATGGATCGCCAGTTCCGCTCCGATATGAAGGCAATCGCAGATGAATCCATGGAAGTTGAGTTGGACCGTCTACACCTTTGGGTCAGTGACTACTTTGACGTAGAGCCAGGTATGCGCTGGTGGGTTTCTGGCGATGAGTATTATAAGGTAGAGCAGATCGAACCCCACCGTTTCCCTGGAATGAAGTTAGTATTCCTGACAGAGGATACCCGTGCCTAAGCAACTGTTCAAATCAGAAGGTTATTTATTCAGCTTCGGTGCAGGGGAACACGCGGCAAAGGTTGGCGAGTTTAGTGGTAAGTTGGTGGCCGGGGTGCGGGGTTTAGCTGGTGTGGCCCGATCAGTGGTTTATATGTCTGATGATGGCAGTGGCGCTATGTCTCGTGGCATGGCCAAGGATGCTCTGATACATGTCAAAAAGGTTTGGAGAAATGAGGATGGTTACCGGGCCAAAGTACCAGGCGTAACTAAACTTAAATCACCTAAACCTTATCGAGACTGGAAAAGTAAGGTATTTCCTGGTTCCAAACTTTCTCGTGTCTTGACTGGTACCTCTGTGGCCAGGTTTAAAGTGCTCAAGAGAGCAGGAAGCATCTACACTCTAGGCATAGACGCGAGGGATGCTGTAAGGTCTCCAATGCCCGGGACAAACCCATTAAAATATTCCAGGACCAAACGCAGGATCACAGATTACAATAAGAACTTGGAATTTTCTCTTGGTTACCAAGTGGTAAGCCCTGCCTTGGTTGACTGGGCTCAGCGGGTAGCACCTGAGTGGGCCAGCAGTCTTGACGCACTAACGCAGCGTATAAGGAACCGAGAGTCAGCCGGATACACACAGCGCAGAACAGAGAGGGTAGCGCTGGCAGCGGTATCTAAAGCGCAAGGTGAGAGAGAAGCGGCAGAGATCTTTCACCAAAACTTAATTCAGAGTTCAAAAGGCCTGGATGACCAAGCCATTGATGCTCACGCTGAAGCGAAGGAGCTGCAACAGGCAGCCAGTGGCGGAGAAGATGCAGGAGGGGGTGGTAGGGACTTTATCTCTCCTGCAGACGCCAAATTATTCAAAGATACTCTTGTTAAAAAGCAGGGTAAGACGCCTCGTGAAGCTGACGTGATAGTACGAACAATGTTTCAGATCAGTAGAGGAGAGGACGACTACTAATGTTAGTAATTGACGTGGTACCAAAAGACATTCATTACCTATTGGATTTCTCTGGTAATGACTTAACAAAACTTAAAACTATCATGGATAACATGGAGTTTAGGTGTGATTCTACTAACCCAGATCACGTACTTGCAAATGAATACCTGCATGATGTCTTGTACCCTACTGTCTCACAACTGATAAAAGAGGTAGAAGAAAGTGGCTCTTGACATCACGCAGAGTGAAGAAGCATTCCAACGCTCTATTAAAAAATATTTTGTAGACACCCTCCATACTGTGGAAGGAGTCTTCATAGAATTTGATGTAGCCTACCGCATCCCCCCAGGACAAGATGAGTGGATTGTCTTCCATTTTGACGGGCTTTCAACTCAAGGCAATGTCGCTACGGGCAGGGTTGCTGCCTATATGTTTTCCCAAAAAGACGAGGAGGGGCTTGAACTCGCCCGTCTGCGGGATAAGTTGATGGACAAGGTCCTCGACAATGATGCTACCGACGGCAAGCGCCGGGTCCCTCTTTACGATGAGCTCTTCGTACCACAACAAGGAATGCTCCTTACCCACGGTGCAGAGTCAGATAGGGAGATTGGCGCGGATGGTGTTAAGTATCGGTACGTTAATCTTTACTTCAAATACGGGACTAAATAATGGCTGAGCCAGTAATGATAAATTGCCAAGGTTGTGACAAGCCTTTGATCGAGAGGAAAAAGAACGGTGTGTGGCGTTTCCGTTTTGGGTCCGTAAAGAACAGTACGGACCCCGCAGTCGACATGGAGATTCAAGGGTCAGTTAAACTTACCTGCTTTCGTAAGAATTGCCGGCACGTAAACATCTTGAATTATTTCCCTGGATAATATAAAGTTGCAGTAATCCGAAAGGAAACCTCAGCTCATTCCATATAAAGGAGTTCAATATGGCTCGTTCCGGTCCTATTACAAAGGATACCAGTGCGGTTGCGTTGGGTCTCGCTCAGATTCGGATTGGCTCTGCTTCGGCAAATATCGCTAATACCACCCCTGTGCTGACCTCCGCCAACTCCATTGGTAACCTGGCCAGTACCAAGTACAACGGGAACGTGGATCTTTTTAAACTGGAAAGTGGGTTTCCGCTCCAGGAGGATCTCGTAATCCCTACTCGTGAAACCAACGCTCTTGAGTGTGCTTTCCGAGAGATTACCCCGTTTAACTTTGCCCTGGCCCGGGGTCTCAACCCCATGGCAGACATCAGCGCAGCTGTTACCGTTACTGGTGACACCTCTGCTGCCGGTACCACTTCTGGCAACATCACTGTTGATGACG